TATTTTTTCTCTATTATATAACATATAGAGGTTATGATATATAGGTGCTAACCATGGATCCATTTTTTCTTTTAAATCCCCAGGTAAGAACCCAATATCTTCTTTAGATACAGTAGGGCGTGTAATTACTATCTTATCTACTTGTTTGGTAAAAAAGAAATCTAAGGCCGCCTGGGTAGCTACTAATGTTTTACCTGAGCCTGCTAATCCACGTATAACTGTTATTGGGTTATCTATTATTAATGATTTTGCATCTTTTTGTTCTTCATTTAACTGTACTTGAAATTTGATAGGTTTGCGATTTGCTCTACGTTTTTGAGTAAAAACTTCGTCTGTATGGTGGTTTGAAGCCATAGGATTTTTTTAATTAGTAATTAAATGTAAAGGGGATTGTTGTTTAGTAAATACGTTAAAATACTTACTACTTTTAGATATAACATATATTTTAATCATAAATTGCTTATGGTTGTTTATACATATGAATATAAAAAAAGCCCGGCTAAAAGCCGAGCTATTTTTAAAAGTAAGATATATTCTCTAATTATAGAGTGTTCAATCCGTTTACTTTGATTGTTCCGTAAAATTCTGGACGTACCATTTTCTTAGCGTAACGAGTCAATAAACCTTTACGTGGTGTGAAGGTAGCTGGATCGTATACCAATGGAGTCATAATTAATGGAATGTAAGGAGCAAATACAGCACCTGATTCTAGGAATTGAGTTCCTCTGAATCCTAACAAGATTTGGTTTTCAGTCATGTAAGGGTTTTTGTAAACCTTGATCTTACCACCACCTAAAGCACCAACTTTTTGTACACCAAAAGCGTAGTTAGCTTTATCTACTTGACCATCAGCATCACCTGCAAATCCAGGGATTGATTCAATGATTGTAGATACTGCAGGAGACAATACCATGAAGTTAGCACCTCCACGAAGAGTTTTCTGGTGGATGATGTTACTCAATTTCTGGATTTTAGTTCCTAATGTTTGGAACCATTGTCCTTGTGAGTTGTAGAATCCAAGATCAGAAACAGTTCCGTTTCCAGTTCCAGTGATTGCTCTGTTGTTAACAGCTGACCATACTTCAGATCCAGCAGAAGCTCCTTCAATCAACATATCCAAGATTTCAAGATCAATTTCCAAAGAAATGTACTCAGATAAGATAGAAGTTAATTCAGCTTCAGCATCCAAAGCGTGGTATGCGTTAAGATCTTGAGCGAACTCAGGTGTCCAAACAGCTTTCAATTTTCTTGTTTTAGCAACAATCGCAGATGATTTCATCTCAACGTTGATTTCAGGAATTGCGATAGGAGAGTTACTTCCATTTGCAGTGTTGTTTCCATCTTCGAAATCACCTCTAGCGTTGTCAGCTGGTTGAAGTTGATATTCTACAGCATAAGCAGCAGTTGCACCAGTTCCAGTAGCATCAGCAAGATCAATTATGAAACTAACGTTAGTTCCATCAGTAGATGTATAAGCAGGTTTGTTTTCAGCAGCTGTTAAATTAGTACCAGTAAGTACAAATCCACGAACACCATCTAAATCAGCATTTGTTGGAGCAGCGAAAGTTACTTTACGTAATGTATTTGCAACAGCAGAAGCAGATAAATCAGAATCAAAATTTACATCAGCCCAAGAACCTGTAGTTTGAGTACCAGTTACAGCAGATGAAGTATTATTGATTGAGTATCCGAATCTTCCAGCACCATACAATCCACCTTCTGTTCCGTTTGAAGCAAATCCTGAGACATCTCCGTATACTGAAGAATCAGCAGCGAAAGGAGCTTTTGTAGTTCCGTATTGGAAATCTAAATAAAATACAAGACCTGAAGGCAAGTTCATTGGTTGAACTGATACAAATTCTTGTGCAGCGATTTGTCCGAATACCTTACGTACCAAAGGAAGAGCTACACCAGCCCATTACTCACCTGCACCTGCAGTAAAGCTACCACCAGCAGTACCACCACCAGTTTGAGATGATTCAACTACCAATTGTTTTGCTTGGTTTTCAAGGATCATTCCCATGTTGCTTTTGTTAGCACCATTCAATCCTTCCAACAATCCTGTTTTTTCCCATTTGCTAGACAATCTAGCCGCATCGCCTTGTACAGACTGATATGGGTTTGCGCTTTCTAATAAAGTTTGTAAACTCATGTTTAAAGTTTTTTAATGTTTAAAATTAATTATTTAATAATACCGGCCAATTTTTGCATTCTAGCAAATACATCATTTTCGATGATTGGTTTTTTAACCGTTGGAGCAAGCCCCATTACTTTTGAAGCACTACCTTTTACCTCGTTTACTGCAGTTGGTGTTGATTTTGATACCAATCCTTCATTTAGAGTTTCAAAGATTACTTTTGCTTCTTTTACTGTTTCAGCTTTGTCAAATGCTTTAAGCACTTTAACTTTTCTGTCTTCAGTCAAATTCTTAGCTTTGAAGATTTTGTTTGTGTAAAGCAATTTAGCATTTAGCAAATTAACTTCTTGAAGTTCCTGTTTTAAAGCATCAATTTCAGACAATGCAGACTGAAATTCTTCTTCTTGGACAGTGTTTTCTTTTACTTCTTCTTCTTCCGCTTCCATTACAGGCATTTCTTCTGCTTCATCTTCAACTTCGATTTCATCTTCAACTTCGATTTCTTCATCTTGGTCTTCAAATTCATCTCCAGCTTCTAATTCACCAGCTTCTACCATGTTTTTAATCACGTCTTCGATAAACCCTTTAAGGTCATCTTCAGACAAGTCTTCTAGATCGATTTCTTCTTCTTCTTCTACTTCTACTTCTTCAGTTTCGTCTTCGATTTCATCTTCTTCAGATTCGTCTTCAACTACTTCTTCTTCGGCTTCAGTAACTTCTTCAGTTTCTTCGATTTCTTCAGTTTCTTTGATCTCTTCAGATTCTGAGATTGCTTCCTCAGTTTCTTTGATCTCTTCAGATTCTTCAGTTTGTTCAAGTTCTGCTAATAATTCGTCAAGATTAATTTCTTCTTCTACTTCTTCTTCTTCCTCTTGAACTGTAGTTTGACCTACTTTTCTTGGGGCAGCATCAATAGAATCGCCATTTTGTCTTTTGAATTTGTCGGCAGCCATTTCTTCTAGCTCTTCATCTTCACTTTCCATCTCTTCTAACTTTGCAGATAGCATAGATTTAAGGTGAGGTGTAAAGGCTTCTTCAAGAGCTAATTTTGCGTTTGCGATAGCAGTTTCTTTTACAGCTTTAGCTTCAGCAATAGCTTCTTTTAACAAATCTCTGTTTGTCATAATCCTAAAATTTTGTTTAGTGAAATACGTTTATTGAGTAATAACGTAATAAGGAAATTTTTAATAGGTGTTATATAAGGGATAACACATTGCAGTTATACGTATGTGGTAGGGGGTTGAAAATACAAAAAGCGCTCAAAATGAGCGCTTCATGTTTAAAGTCCGTCGGTAGCGTCCGAAGGAATGTTTTTATGTTACAGGGCATGAACCTTTTGAACAAAGGATTTCATGTATTACTTTATTTACATTCGCATAGTTGTAAGTAACAACTTGTTTTCCTTCATTTAATGTAGTCATATATGACCCAGGATTTGAGGGTGTTGAAACAAAATCCCAACATAGTAATTCGAAGTCATCTTGTACTTCCATTACACCACCATTTTGTTCTAATGAACCCATTCCACGAGAAGATACACCTACTGTAACTCCACTTTTGATAAGTTCTTTAAGTATATTACCTGAAGGGGTTGGTAAAATTTCTATTTTACCCATTACATTATCTCCATCCCACCAGTATTCTGTGATAATGTGGGATACATTTTTTAAATTAACTATCTGGGAATCCGGATGGTCTAGTTCGCCCATAGCACGTCTTTGTTCTACAAGCTCTTTATATTTGGACATTTCCCTATCCCAAAGAGATTTTGAGTAATATCTACCATTACCATTTTTAACTTCAGCTGTGGCTAAAATCCCCTCAACAAGTAAATTGCCATTTTTCTTATTAACATTTTCAGTTAATTGAATTGGGGTTATGTTTATGGAATGGGTTTCTATTAATAGTTGTTTATTCATTTTATGTTTTTATTGATCTTCATCTATTACCTCAGTTTTAACATATGATTTACCACACATTTTTTCATACAATTTTTCCATCGCTGCTTTTTTCTTTTCTAAAAGCTTGATTTCTTTTTGCATTTCTTTCATTTTCTTTTTATCTATTAATTCTGATAGATTTTCATCTTCATCAATCATAGATAAACGTTGTGTTTTAGATTCGATTATTTCATCGATAGTATCAATTTTAGCTTCTAATGCTACAATTTGACCTTGCTTATCAATTTCAGCTAATTTAGTGTCAATTGATTCCTTTTTAGCTTTTTTTAATTTTTTCTTTTCGATTTTTTCACCTTTAGCTACTCCAGC